GCTGTACAATTATAAAGTATATGAATCTTATATCCATGTTCAGCATCCTCTGTGTCGTTACCAATTTTTGTTCTGAAGCTTAGACCAAATTTCTGTCTTGTCTGCTGTCCTAAAGTGATACCATCAGCGATTTCAGTGATACCGTCACATGCATCGAATTCTTCAGGTGACATATAAGCTTCGATTGTAGCACCTAATTCTTCTGCTGAAATAAGGCTTAAGTATTTAGCATTGTCTGCATAGATAGCTGTTGCTTCAGCTCCTGATGGTGACTCGGTAACACCTGTAACACCATTCCATGCAACGCCTTTGGCATATGCGCCGTTTTTCTCCTGTACGTATAGTACAACTTTGTCTACGCCAGTTTCATAAAGTCTTTCTCCAACTTTATCCCAAATGAGTTTAGCCATAAACATCATCCTCCTTAAAAATAAATTGTGAATACATCGTGATTGAGACCTTCCGATGTATAATGTCTATCAAAGCGGCAAGATGGCAAACGAGACACCTTAGCCACTATCTCACTGTCTGGGTCCTCGTCAATTACAGTTACTGAGTAACTTGTATTCTGAGAATATACTCCACCATTTGCAAAGCGATTATCTATATCGTTTCTTGAATATACAATGGCTGGGTATTTTAATTTTATAGATTCTGGAGGCTGAAAATATACATAACGTGAGCCTAAAGCGTCACATAACAAATCGTGTAATTTATAACGTCTATTCTCCATTGTTATAGACACCTCCTATAGTCAATAAAATACGTGGAAACTGAAGTTCTATGTCAGTGACTTTCCACTTAGTTTCCACGTTTTTAAACTTAACATATTTGAGATTCGGATAATTGCTCTTTAGAAATGCATTGGCTATAACACTTATCTGATTACTAATATTAATATCATCGTTAAGATGCTCACTTGTGGTATTTCGAATACTCCGTCTTAAAATATCGCCGGTTGCCGTTCTTTCAGTAATAATGTCTTTCCAAATACCAGGTCTCACTTCTTCTGTTACAGCAAAACCTAAATAACCACTAAACTTCGCCATACTATCTTCCTCCCATTTTGATTAATTAGCCAGCTACATTAACTGAAGCTGTATCATCAACTACAAACTCTACTGCGATTGCTGAGTAAGGTTTGATAAGTGCACCAGAACATCTTGTTTCGATAAGGTATTTCTGAGCATTGTAGTCAATGTCAAAGTCATCGAACATATTTACAGCTCCACCTTTGTCAGCACCTACATTGTAATCTGTAAGATTTACGAAGATACCTGCTAGTAGATGTTCTTTGCTGTCTTTGCTGTCTGTTCTCTTAGCACCTTCCATAACTGGAACTGAAACAATCTTGCTAACTCTGAGAACGTTCTTAAGTTTATCCATTGAATCATAGATTACACGTCCATTCTTATCTTCAAGAAGTAAACACTCTGTAATCATTTCTTCAGTAGCATATAATGCTGGTGAACCTGAACCTTTATAGTCTTTTCTAGCTCTGATACTTTCTGTGATAAATGCTTTAGCTTTGTCAGCTGATGTAGCTTTGCTTGAAACCTTGATTGATTTATTGATTGTGTATAATTCAGCATCTGTCCAAATAGGTCTAATATTATCTTCGCTAATCTTATCATCTGAACCTGAAAGTCTACCATCGCCAATAAGAATAGCTCTTGCGATTTCCTCGTTAAGCATCATTCTCATTTCTGTCTTAATCCAAGAAACTACATCGAATGATGTGATGTCAATAACATCATCTCTATCAAGTTTCTGTTTCTTGTAGATTGTAGTAGGTGTAGTAGCTCTCTTAAGTAAACCGAATACTTCATCTTTCTTAAGATGTCCTTTAATGTAACCTTTAGCTCTAGCATCATCTTCTGTAATGTTAGCGTGCATTGATTTGATTCTGCTGAAAGGTGTATGATGTACTCCATTCATAACATCTGATACCCAAGCATCTTCTCTCTTGATGAAATCAGGTGTATTGTCAAGTGTCTGCTCGTCTGGGAACAGGTATTCAATGTCATCAATTCCGTGTGCTAATGCACTGTCTCTAAGTGAGCCATATCTCTTAGCATCGGCAAATATAGCTGTTGTATCAGCATGTACTAATACATCATCCTGATCATCGTTGTCGAATAAGTTATGTTTCATATCTTCTTCCTCCTCGTCGTCTGCGCCTAAATCTTCGGCGATAAGTCCTATTAATGCATAAACAGCTTTCTTCTGTTTGTCGTTTAATGTATCCATTACGTCCTGTAAAGTTTCATTTGAGCCTTCGTCAGCGTGTAATAATCTGTTATTTGGCATAGGTGTTTCCTCCTTCTCGTTTGCGTTTTCATCGCTGTGTGACAATTCTATGATGTCACCTGAATATATGATGGCATCGTCGTCATTGTATTCACCATGTATCATTATTGAGTCTATGTATGCACCAGGATTAGCTCCTGCTAATACTAAACTAACTTCTCTAATGGCTCCGTGTGATACGTTTCCGCCATTCTGTTTTAAATGATTAGCGTATATAGATAATGCTTCAATGTCTCCATGAGCAACCTGCTCTTTTGCATCTTGTGCCTTTGGAGTATCATTAAATGAACAGTATGCATATACACCATCATCACGATTTTCTAATAATGCATGTCCTAAAACATTTGACACATCGCCGTGCTGGTGATTCCAAACTAACGGAACAGTCTGGTTATCACAGTCCTTAAATGCGTCTTTCATTATTGTACGGCCATCACTGCAACGTATATTGTTTCTAGTGGCATAGCCGCCAAAGTCATACTTTAATCCTTTTGGCATATGATTCAACCTCCGTTTAACTGTCATAGTTTTTCAGGGTCTGTGTTATCAGTGCCCTCATTTTGATTGTCTTCTGATGATTTGTTGAGATTCTTGTTTCTAAGCTCGTCAGCATTAGGATCCTTCGATGGACGTAATCCTATGATTTGTCTAAACTCATTAGACGTCATAATTTCATTACGTGTCATCTTATCTGCAGTGTCAGCTATCTCGTTTACAGACATTAATTTAAATGGGTCTCTAAAGTAACGTATAGCTTGATGTCTTGTACGGGCAGTTTTAGTTAGAAACTTCCTGTTAAATTCATCAACGATAGCAGCTATGATAGGTTCTATAAGTCTAGTGTAATAACTATTTAGTGTCGCAGTATCTGCCGTGCCATCCATGATACTCGTAGTTATCCCTAGCTGGCTATGTAGCATACTCGTTAGGTATTCAATTTGTTTCATTAGATTATTATCAACAGACCTGTTTAACTGAGTTATATGCTCTGTAGCATCGGTATAAGCAATACCATACTTAGTTCCAGATAATTGTTCTTCTATAGACTTACGACGTTCTTCAGCTTGTGCTCGTCGTCCATCAGATTTGATAGAATATGGTAATTGAATTATTAAATCCAATTTACCGGCTCCACTTTGTTCATCTACAGCATCCAATAATGATAGCTTTCGAATAAGTCTTTGAGCCGTGGAGTTAGGCTCGTTCATTACTGAAAATAAAGGATTTTCAATAATTGCAACATTACGTTTTAATATAACAACATCTTCTTTTTGTCCAGTTCTATCATTATAGACTCGAACTTTGATGTGACGCGGATACCACTCTAATATTTTAGCTGTACGAAGTGAAAATATATCATAGCTTCCTGTTTTATTAGGGTCGTAATCAGTATCTACTGGCACTACAGCTACCACGCCATCATCCAGCATAGATATAACTATATCTTGTATCAATGCTCTGGCAGTTTGGTCTATATTCGATTCAACACTTAAACAGTAATTCAGTCCGGAATCGATAGCCTCTGTAAATCGATTGTTGTCATCTAATTTTACATGCTGTATATTAATATTAGCAGCATCGATAGCAATTCTATTAATTATAGCGTTAATAGTTGTTCGCTCGTTACCTCTAGTAACTCGTGGTCGGTCCGGTCTATACGTATATGAAGGACCTGCATTAAATTGTCGCACAGTTGTAGGGTCTTTATTCATAAAAGCATTCCAGCCGTGCTGTAATCTTTCAATAATAGACATATATTAGTCCTCCTATGAGAAATTACTGATTGCGTAAAGCATCTCTACGCTCGTCTTCTTTATCAGCTTTCATACCATCAGATATATCTGTAGCGCCTCTAACAATTTTATTAATAGGTGACTTAAATAAATTACCTATACGTGCAGCCTGTGCTTCACCGTATGAAATATAACGACTGTTACCTCTAGCAGTCATTTCATTGTAACGTATTGTACCTGCAGAACCTAATAAAGCCCTTTTTAATAAGGATTTTCCTAAATGTTCACTAGCTGTCTTAACAACACCTGCTTCTTCATAAGATTTATTATATCTTACAGCCTGCTGCACTCTAGCTTCCGTAAGTTTTCTCTTATATTTTTGTTTAGTCTGAACTTGCTCAGATTTACTTTTTGCTTTCTTCATATCATCAGCACGATTAGCTTTAATAAGTTTAACCTTATTTCTGTAACGTTTAGAACGAATGACGCCCCATCGCATTCCTAAAACGCCATAATGCTTAAGTTTTTTAGGGTCATCATCTACAAATACTAAGCTATTACCATCTTGTGTATACATAATATGTACCTCCTATTCAAATTCTTCTTTGTGATTCTTGTAAGCTACATACGCATCCAATAATGCTGCTACGTTATCTATTTTGTCTTCATAACGTTTTTTATAAAGTTTACGGTTACCGTTGGTGTCTTCTAAGACAATACAGTTGCCCATAGTGAACGACATTATTGTTTCATCGAACAGTAGCATATTTTCACCTGCTAATTTCTTTATTTCGCCGAGAGGTACTGATTCTGTACGTGCTCCTTGGATAACTTTTTCAACTCCAAAAGGTCCATTCTCTTGCGTCCATCTTGTAACAAATTCTTGAGCATTATAAGGGTCAAACCCAAAAGCTCTAACATCATAACGTTTTTCGTTTATATAGTTATCTAAGTCTTCATAGACTTGCATCATATCTAATACGGCACCCTCAAACACAATTAAGCTTCCTTCGTTAATAAACTCATTGTATTTAGCTTTCATAGCTGGCTGTAATTTGTCATAAGTTAACTGAGAAATATAGCTTCGTGCTTTAATGCCATATAATCCGGAGCGTAAGGGAAATAAAAATGTGAATGCACAGAAATCGTCGCCTTGAGATAGGTCTGCACCAAGTGAGCAAGGCATATCCCAATAATCACGATGCTTATGAGGAAGAGTTTCCTCGTATGTAAAGAAATAAGTGTATCCTTCCATAGGGATACCAAAACGTTTCGCTAAAATATCATTTCTAGCGGCAGGATTCTTTTCAGCTCTTTCTACGTCTAGCTGATAGACTTCATATGTGACTGTCTTTCCTAGATTAGGGTTGGCTTTAAGCCACATATTAGGATTAGCTACTTCTTCAACGCTATCTAAACAGTACCACCATATAGATACGTGGGGATTGTAGTATTCTCCTTTTAAAATGCTCATCAACTCCATTTTGATAGAGTCACCAGGACCGTTTCTAACAGTGCCTTCTGAGCTTGTTGCTATAATCAAATAATCGTCTAACTTGGAAGCACCTTGTTCTACGGCACCCACTACGTCTTCACGAATATTACCAGACAACCATTCATCAATAGTTACAATTTTACAACGTAAACCTTGCAATTTGTCTATACGCATAGGTCTTATCTCTAATAAGGAATTTGTAAGGTTGTTTTCGAGTCCCTTTTTACTTGGTGTTAACATAGGGCGATTGGCTTTAGGTCCTCTTGTATTTTGTAACGAACCCTCAGTCATAAACTTAAATAAAGGTCCTCTAGCCCTTGCAATGGCAGTTCTTAATGGAGACATGATTTCGTCAGACTGTTTCATGGTAGGTGAAGTTGTTACTTGTTGAGTTGTAGTTGTGTCAACAGTTAGATAATATCCTTGAATGAATGAATCATATAACGATTTAGCGGCACCTCGTCCGACTATTAGATACTGTTTGTTGACTAGTCTTTTCTTAATGCGCTTATATTCGTAATGACCCTCTTGGCCATCCTTTCCAGGTACGAATATTTCACGGTCAATAAAATAATACCAGCCGAATACGTCTTCAGCCCATAGTTTAAAACTAGGTAACAGATTTACGTCTGAACCGTCTGTAAGAGTGAGCTCGTGTTCACAATATGAAACCCATCCTTCAACTGCGTCTTCGTCGTAATAATATCGGGGGTCTGCTATAATACCATCGATACGATTCATTTGCATTGAGATTTTTTCATTCACTGGTATCTTACCCTGTATAACATCCTCACGAAATTTACCATAATATTTTGGTGTGGCAGTGTTAGATAGTCCCACATTGTTCACCTCCTCAGTATTTAGTTGTTAGCAATAGCAGCATTAAATTTCTTCATAACATTAGCAGCTAACTTTTTGCCAGCTTCCTCAGATATATTATTTACTGCTGTTGTCGCAAATTTCTGGAAAGCATTTCTAACAAGTTGCTGTCCGAATGTTTCTTTTGGAGCAAGATATTTTTGTATTTCAGCTTCATTTCTTAGACGCTTAGATATGTCTTCAATTTCCTTGTTCGATAATTTATACATGGAAGTTCTTGAACGAACATAATCGTGTGATGCTTCATTAATGTCTATATTATCGTTACTGTTTTTCTTAGCGTCTTTGTTTTCTTTCTTCTTAGCTTTAGCTTCTTGCTTCTGTTTTTTAATTTCATCTTTCTCAGCTTGACGCTTTTGCTTTTCTTTTAATTTTGCATTTTTTGCTCGTTTAGCAGCACGTACTTTAGCCTCATGACGATTCTGAACATTTTTATAACTGTAATGTATTTTTCCTAAAGGCGTTAGTGAACCATCTTTGTATTGGTACAGACGCTCACCCCAGGACATACCTTTAGTACCTTGATGTACTAAAATAAGCGAATTACCATCTTGGGCATAATATGTGTCACTGTGCTGAATAGTATCATTAACTAAACATAGTTTATTACCCTTCTGGACATAAGACATGACGTGTCACCTCCTCACAGTCTGCATTTAATCGCCATTCAAGTTCTGATATAGTAGCTTTGTATGCATCCATAACAGTACTACTTGATGGTGGGTCAAATATTGTTTTTACTTTTAAATAAATATAAGTTTTTACATTTGAAATTTCAGGACCTGTGGAAAAGTCGGTCCAAGTAGATTTACTATCAGATATAGTGAATCCTGTTGCAGGACCTACACCAAGCTGACGTAATGTTTGAAAAGCAGAATTGATTAATACAATAATATCGGTATCAAAGGTATTATCATCTTCAATTCCGCCAAGCATTGATTTAATATTGTTTAATATACTATTATCCATAAAGTTCACCTCGCTTATTTCTGTGAGGACGGCTGCTGAATAATATAGTTTGCATAAACATACCCTGTAATGCCTTTAAACTTAATGACTTTGTACCAATCATCGCTTTCTGGTATAAGTTTTAGTTTTGTGCCTACATCGATTGTTGTTATAACTTCAGAATCAAAGTTAGGTTCACGTCTGAGACGTAATTCATCACAATTTGTAACGGTACCTAAAACTATTGGTACATTGTTAGTTCTATCCATCATCATTCCTCCTTACTGTGTCTGCCAAGGACACGTATCGTTTTTGCTTCTCGCTATAACTTTGTTTTTATCTAAATATGCCTCTTCACCGTAGTGTATAGCATTATGAGTAGCCAATGATGCTGATATGAGATATTCAGTATCAAATACTATAGGGTCTCTATTGAGTATTTGTTCTTTTGTGATTGGTATCATATGGTGAACTATTATAATACCGCTAATTTCGTAACCTTCAACGCCTAAGTCGCAGCCCTTATCTCTGACTACTACTTGCCGTCTAACTCTTTTCCATTCAGGACTTGAGTAAAATGTCTGATTCAAATAACGGTCATAGCCGAATGTGTCTTCTCCAACTATGCCATTAACTTGAAGATACTTGAAACGCTCGTCAAACGTTTTTAATTGAGCAAGCTCAGAATAACTTTTATTGATTTGGTTCATTAGATTTACCTGCATATCGCTGCATAGCTGAAATAGCTTCTGCGTATCTTTCGCCTGCATCTTTAGTAGCTTCTAGTGCATCAACTTTAGCTTGTAATAGACGAATATCGTTTTCAAGTTTTTCTTTTTCAAGACGATTGTTTGATGAGCCGAGTTTTAGATAATGAACAATAACCTGGGCAGATGCTGTTCCATCTAGTAACTGTCTCTCAGCTGCATCGATTGCTAATGAGACCATTTGGTTTTCCCTGTCAATGGGATTTGTAGCAGGTCTCAGTCTAGGTCGCTCTTCATCGTGAGCTATTTTTTTAACCTTAGGCATATTCTTATCACTCCTCTGCTTTTTGTTTTAGTGTTTGTAATTTGTTCTCATACCAAGTAGCTTTAGCTAAATCTTCGTCGCCATTTTTTAAGGCATGACGATACCTATACTTGTATGCATTTAATTCGCAAAATGCCATAACTTTATCCAAACCGTAAATATCGAGCATCTCTTCTAAGCATTCTTTACGCCCTGGGAGCTGATAGTGCTTTGGATGGTTTACTTTTGATTCATCTATGCTAGACATAGTAACTCCTTTCAGTGACTTTCGCTTTAGTATTTATATAGATAGCAGATAGTTTAGGGGGTAATTATTGTAGTTAAAACATGTGCTAGTAGTAATAAAAATAATGCCTGTATTAGCGACACTAGAAGAAACAGGATTTTTAAATTTCAATGCATATATTAGACTATCTGCTACCCGTATAAATACTAAAGCGAAAAACCTATAGTTACTTTGAATGGTACTGAATAGATACAGACGATTTTTTAAAAAAGACCACCTGAAGCGGGCGAAACTTCAAGGCGTCTGAAAGGAGATTTTATAAAATTAACAACACCGAAAAATAGTTTGTATGTTATGTAATCTATTCAATACCGTTCAAAGTAACCATAGGCTAAAAAATACCTTTTCTGAAATTTGTCAGCTTTGCGCGGAGATGAAGGTTCGCATTTGCATGAAGCTGCGAAATTCGGCTCTCAGAGACTTCAAGAACCTGGCCGATTTCCTTGAAAGTCAAATCCTCATGATAATAAAGAACGATAACCATTTTTTCTTTTTCAGGAAGCTCGTTTATCGCCTGAATAATTACTTTTCTGATTTCCTCGCGCTCAACCTGAACATCAGGATTCAAGCTCTGCGGAGACTCAATGCTGTCGCCGATTGAAAGGTGGTCGCTGTCGTCCCCCGAATACCAGACATCATTAAGAGAAAGGACAGAAGTTCCTGAAATTTTCATTACAGTGTGCTGATAATCCTCAACGCTGATATTCATTTCACGCGCGATTTCCTCATCGGTTGCAGTTGCTAAAAATGTTGTGTTTCCGCCTTCAAACTCGATAACATAATCTTTATATTCGATTGTTTCGGGA